TCAAACGTTTTTTATACCAACTACCTTGCGTTTGGGGCACCCTTGGGACACAACGTCAGAAAAACTGCTATTCAGCATTTCCACCTGGTTGCGGTCCATCTCTCCGATCCACTTCGAGTAAATCTCATAAACCATCTTCGCGTTTTCGTGACCCATCTGTCCGGCGATAAACGACGGGTTAGCACCGGCAGTTAATAACCAGCACGCAAAAGTGTGGCGCGACTGGTAAGGTCGCCTGTTCCTGATACCTGCCTTCTTTAATCCTGCCTCCCAACTATACCCCAGAGACTGAGATCCGTAATACTTCGTTTCCCCGCGCCAGTTTTTGGGCGGGATAAACACGAACCGCAGTTTTTGTTGTTCAGTTAAACCATGTTCGCGGTGATGGAAGGTGATTTCGGTTTTGCTTAATGCGCCAGTTAGCTTGAATTGCTCACGTAAAGCGTTCAGCGCAGGCTCAAGCAGGGTTACTGTTCTGATCCCCGCTTCGGTTTTAGGTGGCACAAACAGTCCCTCATTAGTCTGATTACGCCTAACGTGAAGCTCACCCTTATCAAGGTCCACATCTTCCCAGGCTAAAGCTGTAAGCTCTCCATGCCGAAGGCCGGTAAAGACAGCTGTAGTCCAGAGTAAAACATAACGAGGAGATAGCGCTTTTATAAAACCTTCGAACTCACTCTGGAGAAGCGGATCCGGGTCTCTCCTGGAGCGCTTGAGCATCTTTATACCTTCGTGCGGGGTATGCTCGATAAAACCGCTCAGGTTAGCCAGTTTGAGCAACGCAGTCAGGTTGTTCATCAGGCCGTTGACCGTGGATACAGCCCGACCTTTTCTTTTTAACCAGGGCGCATGATCGCTAAAGGTGTTTCCCGTCAACAGCAAGTTTCTGTAATTCAACAGATCGGTATGCTGAATATCTGCAATATGCGTATTACTTCCGACGATAGCGCAAAGTGTTGCTATTCGTGATTCTGCACCTCTGTATGATGCAGCTGAAACCTCAAGCTTTTTGGCATCAAGATAAACTTTGCATAATTCACCAAAGGTTTTAACTTTTTGTGTCGTGGTAAATTTTTTAATCGCTTTTGATTCAGGAAAATGCTCTGCATAGTCAAACTTCCCCTGCTGAATCTCACTTACTATTAAAGCACGGAGGTTACCAGCCTTTCGTATATTGCTATTTGATACAGTCCAGCCCCGCAAAACTTCGCGGCACCGTATGCCGCGATATAGAAAGCTAATTCTTATTCCCTTCCCATGCAGCTCTACGCCAGCTGGCATATTCATTATGTTTCCCCGACAAGCCTATTAATCCTGGTGTAGTTGTAGAGAAGAGTTACCCTTCCTTCTGAAGCTTCGGGGTCAGGTGAGTGCTTCTTATAATGAACCCCCTCAATCCATCTCCCCTCCCGGTAAGATTTAATTTGCCGGGGAGTCATATACATCTTCGCTACAATTCCCTTTTCCATCACCCATTCATCTTCTTGAGTAATATCGGCCATAAATAACCTCATGGCCGGGAAACTATAATCAGTTCCCCGGTTTAATGTTGATTATTGGAAATCAGTTTAGTATTGATACTCGATATTTCAGTCGTTCCATGCTTCAAGTTCGTTCTCGATCTCTTCGTCGATTTCGTCGTTGGTAGCGTCTTCGTCCAGGTAGTCACGCGCTTCTTTCAGGTACTGCTCATGGCGTTCCCGATACCAGGCCGAAAATTCTGGCGTCCAGCCACGCAGCGATCCGTCATAGTCAACCTTGGCGTTACGTTCAGCCATGCTCTCGACCATGCTGTAGGCGGTGGTAAGCGCCGCTTCGCGGATATACCCGCGCAGGTCGCTTTTGCGCCAGTAGGGGTTAACTTTTGAATCGCAGACAGATTTAAATTTCACTTTCCAGCGGCGGATACAACGCGCATTTAAGGATTTGCTCATCGTGATGCCTCCGCTTTAATCGCTTTATACGCACTCAGTACGTGAGAGGTTTTACCCGTAATTACCGTTTTTAAAATAAAGAAACCGCTACGCTTAGCGCGAACCGAAGGAGCAAGAAATAGCGCTGTATCAACAGCGCGGTTATGAAGACGGAATTCAAAAACCGTGCTGGTAATCGTGGCGTTAGCAATTGCACATTTATCGTTAAATTCTATTTTCATGATTGTGCTTTCCTGTCTTTAAGTTGGTTGTATTTTTCATGGCTCATAACTTCCCAGCAGTTCCCGTTATTGCGGGATAATAAACGCCATTTTCTTCCAATCTTTAAACTTAAATTTCCGCATTTGATGCGACATGGCTTTATGTTTCCTTTGCTATACAAGCTGAGGATTTGCGATGCCTTTTCGTTTACATGCGGTGGAATACGGTTGGATGTGATTATCATCCGTCACCTACCAGCGCTTGTGGGCAAGGTGTCCGGGGCGTGACGGCAAGGTTTTACGAAACGAGGAAGCAGCAGCGGAGAGAGCGATTTTCTGCTTTTCTTTCTCATTGCATACCGGGCAGAAATAAAAGTCTCTCCGATAAGCACCCCTGCCAGATGGACGATATTGCAGCTCATCGCGAGCAAAAGAACCGCCGCAACCATGACAGTGCAACTTTAATTCTTCCATTTATCTATCTCCGGTTAAATTTAATGTGTGTTTATACCTGCCAGTTAAGGCATTAAATAAAAAGTGATGGTATTAGTAAGAAACTTCTGTGTTTATTTTGTAACGTGCATTGCCAGAATCTGCGTTAACAGAAACCAAGTCGCCATACATGTCATAATTCAAAATAACGTCATTGAATTTCAGGCCTGAGAGAGATTCTTCGCGACCGCAAAACATAAAATCTTCTGCGTGCTTTGCTTCCTCATAAATATCTTTCATTGAGGAAAAAGCCTCTGACCACATTTCACTATTACCAATAAATTGCGCAATAGCCAGCTTGCTTTGTGCCGCTTTAAAAGCCGGGTTGCCATGCAGTAAATTAGCCATTGAACACCCCTTTGATATACATAATTTCGACAGCCAGGCCGCCCCAGAAAACCAATCCGATGGCCAGCGCGATAACCAGGGAACGAATGCCATTTTTGCTCATGAGGCACCCCAGCAAAAATCAAAGCTTACCCATCCGACTGCAACCACAAGCAGAGCAACCTTTATGCAGAACCGGTGCCACGCAGGTACTTCATGTTCGCGGATCATTTGCTACCCCTAACTGTCATGTGAATTTGAGTACCAACAGACCTTGCAATGCAGTGCCGGGTGCCTCCCGGTGATACCAGCCAGTTAACAACTGATATCGGCAGCTTTCTTTCCACCCCACTTTAGGAAACAAGTGGTACTGCTTTAACTGAACCGCGTGCGCATAGCCGCATTCACTGCATTGCAAGGTCTGTTATTTGCCTGTCTTTTCACCACTTCAGGCTCGGTGGTATGCTGGAGTTCTCACACAACCAGCAAAGGTAAATCATGAATAAAGATGATAAGGCTTGGCTTTTGGCCGTTGTTTACGCATCAACTCAACCCAAAGAAATCACCCCTGAAGAGTTCCTTTCTGAAGTCGACCGCTCTGAGGTTGATTTTCTCTCCCTGCTTACAAAGCGTGAGGAAGAGGAAAGTGCGCAAGCGATCAAGACTTGGGAGCAACTAGGCTCTTCACACTAATTGCTGAGATAGCGGCTTCAACTACGGTTGTGGCTGCTTCTTTCACTTCATCATTAGTTCGCCTGTCCTTCACCTTTTCCGCCACCACCAAAAGAACGGTAGGTAAAACCTTCTCAATAATCAGCAGGGCAACGTCTTTGCTGCATAGCTGACCGTTAATCACTATCAGATCTTTGCTTTCCATATTCACCTCGTTAGTTAGCCCTTATCGCCGGGTAGCGGAACGTTTATCTATGGCACCGTTGTGGTGTTGATGGATTTAATAATACAACCTGAAGTTATGTTGTCAATAACTTTAAGTTGTATTTGGTGATGTGCGGCAAGATGTGCCGAAGGGAAAATTAAAGTGGTATGCTCATAAAAACACCAGAGAGGGCTGTAGGTATGGGGTATGAGGATGAGTTTTTCGCGGAAATGCACCCGCAGATAGCGCAGGTTATCGGGATAGCGGTTATGCAGCTGCTGGTAGAGCAGCGCGAGCCGTCAAGAGAGGCGCTGATAGAGATGATTCAGGTATTGTGGCAGGATGACCAGGTCGATCTGGCTGTGGAGTTGGCTATTGACGTTCTGTCGCTACCAAAAGAGCAGGGCAATAAAAAACCCGGCACGGGGCCGGGTTAAGGTTTTTTCATGTAAAGATTTACCAGGAGGGTTATCACTGGCATTGCTATAGAAAGCAGCAGGATGCCAAGCATCCAGACTTTTAGGCCGCTGACTTGAGAGTCAACAAAATCCTTACCTGCCTTCCCGGTTATTTTTTCATCAATATCAACAAGTTTTTGTAGAACAGTGGATACATTTGCACTTGTAGATGCTGAATTCTTAGTCAACTCGCGAATATCCGCCCTGGCTTCTGATAGATTGACTTTGATGTTTTCAACATCAGCTTCGAGTTTTGCTACCCTGGCCTCAAGCATATTGCCACCTCCGTCACCACCATCAGTATTGCTTAAATCATGGGGGTGATTTATTGTAGGATCAACCGCCCTGAGATAATTTTGAGCCATTATTTTTTCTCTTCATTCTGCTCGTTTGTGTTTTTTTTCTGGTTAATCAATGCCCTGACTCTCTTGTATGAGAATAGCATCATGTAGGCGCATGTATTACATGTCAAACGAAAGACGGGGAGACCGCCTGGGTAAGATACTGCCATGTCTACTTCGGGTTTAAATCGGGCATAATTTATTGATTCTATGATTTTATGAAGCGGCTCACCCTTTATAGCTTCACCGTCCATCACTCCTTGAGCATCCCAGCCAGACGTGCCGCATACCGGGCATATAATCGGTTTTTTAAACTGGTACAAGAAATCCATAAATTCTTGAACGCTGATGATCTTTGCGCCTGGTTCAGACGAGTATAATTCTACGCTCATATCAATCCTTTATGGTATTCAATGAAATCATTATTGCCCTGAACTTAAGATTTATTGCCCTTCTGAGCTGCAAGCCAGCGGGCAACGGTCTTATCCATAGTCTCTTTGCGCTCTTTCATCTCGTAGAGCATTTCTTGCTGATCTTCTTCCGGGAACGCATTAAAAGTCTTAAGCAGGTCCAGTTGCATAGGGCCTAACTTCATTGCGTCTGGAGTCACCACCTGATCACCGTCGTCAGGAGGGAGCATGAACCAGTAGGGTGGATGTCCTGTGATCTCAGATAACTTATCGACATTATCCATCGAAGGGCTTGCTTTCCCTTTTGCCCATTTTTGAATCGTTTGCTGTGTAACTCCCAATCTCTGTGCGAGATCTGTCTGGCTCCAATTTCTTTCCTTCAGGAGCCTGTTTATGCGGTAAGTGGTGATGTCGATAGTCTTCATTCTCATACCTAAATAATACAACCAAAGGCTGTTGCTTGCGATATGAACCTAAAGTTGTTGCAAATCACGCCTTGAAGTTGTATTTTTGAATTGTGAATTACAGGAGAGGTTCCATGAAAAAAGAAATTAAAGATTTGGTAGCTCGGCGCTTTACTCAAGCCGAAATTGGTCAGCGCCTAAACGTTAGCCAGCAAACCGTTTTTAAATGGTTAAAAAAGCAAGTCCCTTCAGGTCGGGTTATTCCACTTTGCCAATTAATGGGCTGGGAAGTCACCCCCCATGAATTACGCCCGGATCTGCACCCAACCCCTATCAGTGGAATACCTGAAGGCGTGATTTTGCCTAAGAAACGAGAAGGAGTCTGATTGATGGAAATCAAACACGAGCACGTTGAAATGGTCCTGCTGGCCTGGGCTGCGGAAGTTGGTCAGGCGTTCGCGGCAAATGCTATCGCTGAAGAATATGCACGTATCGGCGGCGATCAGCTGCGCCTGGTGCCGGGTAAAACCTGGAGTAACCAGCAGAACATTTTCCACCGCTGGTTGAAAGGTGAGACCGAACTACAGCGCGAGAAAATCCGCTTGCTGCTCCCGGCAATCCTGCGTGTTCTGCCGCGTGAAATCCGTCATCGCTTTAGCATCTACGACACCATTGAGCGCCGGGCGCTGCTTGCGGCTCAGCACGCTATTGGAACGGCAATTGATGCTCACGATGACGCTATTGAAGCCATCTACAGCAAGGCTTATCAGCCTGGAGCTGTTGAAGTGCCGAAGTACCACTGATTCCGGAGGTGGCTATGTGTAACCAGTCTGCTGCTGAATTGATTGCACGCCTTAAAAAGGCTTATCCGGCGTATGTGCCATCCGAAGGGGATTGCGCAAGTAACGGGATACCCAAGGCGGGAGCACGCTTTCAGCACAGACACAAGGGGCACATGGTGACGGTACTCACGGCAACTGAGAAAGACGTTTCCTATCGGAGAGACTGCGGAACTGTTGGCTGGATGGGGTTACGTGAGTTTTTACGGCTACACAATGAGGTTTTGGTATGAGCAATCAGGTCTTTGAAATTGTTCAGGCCATGTCAGGGCAGGGGAACTGCATAACGATTCCCGGCCCGTATCTGGATTTCTTTGCAGGAGACAGGCAGCAGCATTTGCTGGCAGCGATTCTCAATCAGCTGGTGTTCTGGTCGGGTAAGTCGAGTCTGGATGATGGCTGGTTTTACAAGGAGCATGCGGCGCTTGCGAAAGAGGTACGCGCTAAAGATGGCGATGTTGTCCGAAAAGCGATGTTCAAAATTACGGATCAGTACCTGTCAGGCGTTATCGAAGAAGAGCTTCGCCAGGTCGGTGGAACACCCAAAAAGCATTACCGAATTGACCAGGAAGCGCTGATTTCCCGGATATTCCCGCAAATACTGGATTCGGCTCAAGAGCCGAATGGGAATAAGTCATTGAAAGTCATGGAAACGGCTTATAAGCCGAATGGAATCGGCGCAAAAGCCGAATCGGAGCAAGTTACTGAAAATAATGGAAACGGCTCTCAAGCCGAATGCATTCGTCCCAAGAGCCGAATGGAAACGGCTCATGAGCCGAATCCTGGAATCGGCTCTCAAGCCGAATCCTATCTCTATACAGATCTTAAAAACAGATCATTACATACAGATCATAAAAACCACACGGGAGAGATTTCTCCTGTGGATAACTTTTCTGAATCGACTCAAAAAACTGTCATCCCGGAAGCAGTCATTCCTGACGCTACCGATGACGATTTCGACCTCGCTACGTGGTTCTGGTCGACCATCATCGAGCTGTACGAACGCGCAGCAGAGTTCGACGGCACTCTGGCAAAACCAAGAGAGCCGAACTTCGCAGCCTGGGCGCAAGAAATTTGCATGCTGCGCCAGGAGCACGGCTGCAGCCATGACCAAATCCGCATCATGATTGAGCGCATTCAGCGCGATCAGTTCTGGTGCTCCCGAGTTCAATCCGTGAAAACCCTACGCAGCAAATGGCAGGAGCTGGCTCTGAAGTTATGTCCGGCAAACCTGGCAACCGGCAGCTCGTTCGGTGTGAGCAGCAAACTGGATACCGACATCCCGAAAGGTTTCCGGGGCTAACAAATTTAACCGTGAGGATATCTCTGATGGAAAAAATTACTGACGTGCTGAAAGAGCTGGAGAAGGTCACCTGCCGTGAGCTGGCTGTCTATTTCGACCTGACAGCGCCTGAAATGCTGGCCCGCCTGATGGTGCTGGAGCGCGAAGGCAAAGCGCAAAACCTGAATGGCTACTGGATGCCGGGTGGAAGCACCGAGCCCGTAGCGGTAACCAGCAAACTCACAGAACTGGATATCAAACTGCTCCAGTCGGTGTCGGTTGGAGTCTGGTTTGAGTGGCAGTCCCTGGCTGGCTTCGTTGATCGCCCTCGCTACCGCTGCGAGCGTCTGGTGGCCGCGGGGTTTATGAATTCGAAGGTTACTAACCCTGGCAATCCGCACCACGGCACTAAATTCCAGAAAATCCGCGAGGTGACCCGGTGATGCGAGAGATACCTGATTGCCCGATCTGTGGCTCGGCTGCTGAGTTTTATTTTCGGGATTACCAGGCTGGCGCCTGTTCCGGGGCCCTGCGATGCCCTTACGGACATCTCCGCGTACAGGATAGCTACTGGGCTGGTGGCAAGAGTAAATCGAAAATCCGGCTGATTGAAAAATGGTCTCAGCAGGTCGAACAGAAAAAAGGTGAAGTGAAAAATGGCTAAAGACTCAAAGGTTGTATACGGCGCCAGTGGCAAAACGAACGTTTTGACGTTCGAACCTGAAAACCTGCATCTGGTTACCGACAAAACGCACCCGCTTTACGATGAACGTATCAACCTGCCGATCGACGAAGGAATGGTTCTGAACATCAAAGAGCTGGGTGTACTGGAGCCGATTATTGTCTGGAAAGACCCTGAAATTGGACTCACCTGCGTAGTTGCAGGCCGTCAGCGCGTTAAACATACGCTGGAGGCAAATAAGCTTCTTTTGAAAGAGGGCAAAGACCCACTGCTTGTTCCCGGAGTCGTTAAGCGTGGTTCGGCAAATCAGATGGCTAAATACATGGTCAGCGAAAACGAAATTCGCCGACCCGATACGCCGCTGGGCCGGGCTAAAAAAATGTCAGACGCGCTCGACCGCGGGCTCGATGAGGACGACATTGCGGTGTTGTTTGGCTGCAGCGTTCAGACCGTACGCGCAACTCTGTCGCTGCTGGATGCCACCCAGGCTGTTCGCGATGCAGTGGAGTCCGGAACGGTCACCGTTACCCAGGCGCGTCAGCTGGCATCGCTTAAACCCGAAGAGCAGCGGGAGAAGGTCTCCGAAATCGAAGCGGCAACTGCTGGCACAACCGGCCATGAAAAAGCCCGTCGCCAGCGTCAGATCCTCGGCGATGCAAAGCCGCGCCTGAAAACCCGCAAAGAAATTACAAAAGCCCTGGAATCTGCCGAGGGTGAGTATGCAAACGCACTGCGTTGGGTGCTTGGGGAGGCGGTATGAATATTGATCCTGACAATTACAGCAAATACACGCTGCGTCGGTTCGCCGCCCTGTTCGATGTGATCTGCTGGGTGCTGATTGCCGTAGTAACCGTTGGTATCTGCATGTTTATTGAATGGGTGACGGCATGAGTAAATCACTGAACGCACGTTGCATCCGCCGCTGGGAAGTTGAGTTTAAACCTCTCTGCGACTCAAAGCGCAATCCGTACTGGCGCAAGCGTGACCTTCGTGGGTATATCCGCGAAGCGGCGCTTACCACCGCTTACAGCATGGTCGAGAGCATGGCTGAACGTAACGCCAAAGTTGACTATGACGGTGAGCCGAACGGCTGGACACCAGAATTTTCGGTCTGGTATCGGGAGCGCCATGAACAGTACCTGAAAGAGGCGCGTGACTACCTGGACGAAGACGCTACCAATGACGAAATAGACGAAGAGATCGAGAACGAGCTGGAGGCCTGGAATGACTGAGCAAACCATTCTCGACATGTGCTGTGGCTCCCGCATGTTCTGGTTCGATAAACAGGATGAGCGCGCTGTATTCAGTGATATCCGTGCTGAGCAGCACAAACTTTGCGACGGACGCAGCCTGATTATCAGCCCGGATATTATCGCCGACTTCCGCGCGCTGCCGTTCGCTGACGCCTCTTTCCCCATTGTCGTGTTTGACCCGCCGCATCTTGAACGAGTGGGCGAAAACGCCTGGATGGGCAAGAAATACGGTCGCCTGAACAAAGACACCTGGCGCGATGACCTGCGTGCGGGTTTCAAAGAAGCGTTCAGAGTGCTGCGGCCACACGGCGTACTCATCTTCAAATGGAATGAAACCCAGATACCGGTTAGCCAGATTCTGGCGCTCACTGACGAGAAGCCGGCTATCTGGCAACGCACAGGGAAAGCGGACAAAACGCACTGGGTAATTTTCGTGAAGGGGGCCGACAAATGAGCCACGCTATCGATGCACATCTCACTGACGAAGTAATCAACGCCGCATTCGAAAACACTAATTTCGGGCGAGACGACTTTCGCACCATTCTGGCGGAAACCGTTATGAAGCGAGCCGCCGGTTATCACTCTGGCTGGACGGCGACGACCATTTGCACTCGCCTCAAACTGCTGGGTAAACAGGATCGGCCAACAAAGCTCGGTCTGACGTTCGCCTTTCATCACTACTACCGCCAGAGCGTCCGTGATGCGCTGATGCCAAAACAGGAGCGAGCAGCATGACAACTGATATCACCGAACTGGCGCTGATTGCCAAAATCAAAAAACAGACCGAAAACTTTGACACTGTAGTGCTGAAAGAGTGGGAAGCCCTCGCGCTGGTAGAGGCGCTGGAGAAGGCGCAGCAGAAAACGACTGAAAGCGAAAACCGCGTTCGCAAGCAGAATCGCCACATCTGTGAGCTGTTCGACGATAACACAGCACTGCGCCAGCGCATCGCTGAACTGGAGTCAAGAGCTGTGAAGCTTATCGACTGTGATTTTGGTGCCGTTCAGCACATGTCTGGTGGCAGCACCGATTACTGCAATGGCTTCGTGGACGGAACGCAGAATGCTATCCGGTCGATAACCGCCGCTGGCATCAAGGTGGAGGCTGAGTGATGGCACTGACACACGATGAACTTTGCCAGATAGCCTGCCGCTTTCTGCAAAACAACGGTTTCAAGGTGGCCTTTCATGACCGGTTCCGAGCATGGACGCCATACGGTGAGCAGGCTGATGCAATCGGCTTTCGCAATGGGGCCAGTTGTTTGATTGAGGCTAAATGCTCTCGTTCTGACTTGTTGGCCGACCGCAAGAAGCCTTTCCGTGCTGAACCCGAGAAGGGAATGGGAGACTGGCGTTTCATGATTAGTGAGCCGGGTATCGTAAATATTGAGGATCTGCAGCCTGGCTGGGGATTGCTTCACGTGGTCAAAGGTCGGGTTAAGAAAGTTCACGGCTGGCCTGGCAACTGGGAGTGGGTTAACCGGGACAGCAAGCCATTTCAGGCTAACAAACAGGCGGAATGCGATTACATGTTTAGCGCGCTCCGTCGCATGGACTTACGCGGCCACCTCAAAGAAGTATACGACGGCGTGATAGTTAACCGGGCAGCAGAAGGAGCCAACCAATGACCAGCAAATTTACCAGAGAGCAGTTAATTAAAAAGGCGCAAGAGCAAATTGCGTTTTGCCGTCACACGAAGATAACGGGTGAAGGCCTCGCCCATGTAAACCAATGTGCGGCGTTGTTTGAAATCGCACTGGCCGCAATGGGCGGCGAGCCGGTGGCTTACATCTTCAAGCATCCAGCAGGGAGGTTGTTCTGGTCGCTGACGGATGAAAGTAACAAGGGTCACGATGATGTCATGCCGGTCTACGCCAGCCCGCAGCCAGCGCCGGAGGAATGGACTATTGCTGATGCCGTGAAGTTTTGCAAAGAAACTGGTAGGCAAGATGCCGGAGCTGCAATGGACGCCTGGAACGCCTGCCGCGCCGCCATGCAGGAGGTGAAACCATAAAACGCAAACACGCTATTTGTTATCAACAAATCACAGGTTTGTATTTATGCGAATGATAACCAGAAAGAAACCGGCCTTCACTGAGCTGTATCAGACCGGCGTATTAACGCGCATAGCCGCGGTAAAAAGCCCTGATGGCGGCGGCTGGCGATTGTTCGGATTGTGGCGGGGAAAGGAAATAGCTGTGTTTGTGGAGGCTGCTCGCGGAGGGATTCGCGAGTGGTCTGGCCTGGACTACCTTGCCAACTTCTGCGCGAGTTGCGGCATTAGCCTGTGGGAGGTTCACAATAAGGTCGAACCAAAGTTACCAAAATGATAGTCCACATACAGCCGGATGATTTATAATAATCAAATCGGCTGAACACCGAATCTATGGCGCCATCACCGGAGAAAAGTGATGACGCAAAAACGCAGTAATTCCATTCAACGCCGTGCCTTTGTGCGCGGTGTTTTCGCTTGTCTGTCGTACCAGGGCGGTGCGATATGAGCAAATCTAAAACCAAGGCTGAAAAGCTCCATCTGAGCCGCGTAGCTGCATTGGGCTGCATCGTATGCCGGAACCTCAATTACGGCGAATCGCCTGCTGAAATCCATCACTGCAGCTCTGGTACTGGCTTGTCTGTCCGCGCTGATAACTTCCATGTCATTCCGCTATGCCATGCCCATCACCGTACTGGTGGCTACGGCGTTGCTATTCATGATGGCCGTAAGTCATGGGAAGAAAAGTTCGGCACTGAGGCTGAGTTACTGAGTCAGGTACTCCAGGAGTTGGGGGAGGCCTGCGCATGACGAATCTTTACTGTGAAGCCCTTACGGCGCTGCGTTCAGCACCCCATCACTATTTAAAAGAAGTCGGCGACCAGTGGCGGACTCCGGATCTGCTGTTCTGGGGTATTAACGCGATGTTTGGCCCGCTGATGCTGGACCTGTTCGCAGACGACAGCAATGCAAAATGCCCCGTCTGGTTTACCGCAGAAGATAACGCGCTGACACAGGACTGGTCAGGGCGTCTGGGTGAACTCGGCGGCGCAGCTTACGGAAACCCGCCTTACAGCCGCTCTCAGTACCACGAAAAGCAAGCTATCACTGGCATGACGCACATCATGAACTATGCAGCTGCGCAACGAGAGAAGGGCGGTCGCTATGTCTTCCTGGTGAAGTCAGCAACAAGCGAAACATGGTGGCCGGAAGATGCGGATCACGTCTGCTTTATTCGTGGGCGAATTGGTTTCGATCTGCCCGAGTGGTTTAAGCCAGCCGACGACAAACAAAGGCCAACCAGTGCGTTTTTCGCTGGTGCCATTGTCGTGTTTGATAAGTCATGGGCTGGCGAGCGGTTTAGTTACATCAATCGAGCGGTGCTTGAAGCTAAGGGCCGCGCATTTATGTCACTGGCGCAGTTTGCTGCTGGCCAGAGCAATACCCAAAATGAGGTGAATGTATGAAACTTGAATCGCTCCCGAAATTTTATTCACCAAAATCGCAGAAATTCAGTGATTGCGCTCCGGCGACAAGCACCGATGCACTTAGTATTACTGACGTCATGGCTGCTCAAGGGATGGTTCAATCAAAAGCCCCGCTGGGATTTGCTTTATTTCTGGCAAAAGTGGGGATCGGTGACGTACAGACTGCTATAGATGGGCTGATGAAATATGCATCATGCCTGAAAAATCCCGTGCTGACTAAGCTCAGTGAAAAATCACGTGCTGAAATACTGCCGGTGCTGGTGCAGTTTGCATACGCCGATTATTCACGTTCGGCGGCCAGCAAGGCGGAATGCCCTCATTGCAAAGGTAGTGGCTTTATTAGTGCCGAAACCACCACGAGAAAGGTTCAATATCCCGACGGCAAGCCCCCTGCGTGGGCCGCGACAACAAAAGGGGTATACCCGTCTTACTGGGAGGAGTGGAAAGAAGTAAGCAGCACTGAGAAAGTGAAGTGCGGTCATTGCGACGGTAAGGGGGAGATAAGCACAGCTTGCCGGGGATGCAAAGGGAAGGGTACTGTTTTCGATGAGAAGAGAAGTAAGCTACTTGGCGAGCCTGTCGTGAAGATCTGCGGCCGCTGTAATGGAAACCGATACAGCCGGGTACCAACAACCCTTGCACGGGCTGTAGTTGAAAAAATAATTCCGGATCTCACTCACTACCAGTGGTACAGCGGCTATGCGGAGGTGATCGATAAGCTTGTAACAAAATGCTGGCAAGAAGAGGCTTACGCAGAAGCGCAATTGCAAAAAGTGACAAGTTAGAGGCAATTTTGTGAATTATGTCGACACGATGCTTGCTATTTTCAAAAAATATGGTTAGGATTTTTCCAACGATGGGATTTTCTACCTGTTCGTAAGTAACCGAATTCAAAGCCTCGCATCTCGCGGGGCTTTTTGCATTCTGCAATCCGGTCAGGGCTCTTGGGTAGATACGTGCTGCACGACACGTCAAAGCCCTTCCGCGCAGAGCCCTGAACCAGATTGAATAACGCAACTATTTTGAATTAGCCGCCTGAGGTACTTGCAATGAAGAAAGCAAAAGTGCTGGCATCCATAACCGCAGATACCAGCAGGATTGAAAGTAAGATTTCAGCGTTACTTGAAGTGCTTCCCGAGAATATCCCGGACGAGCTTATCGACATGGTTACGCGCCTGATTGGCGATATCAGATTTGTGAATGACCCTCCCGCAGTTGGCGCAGGTAGTGCCTTCGATATCCTCTACACTCTTGATTTCGACCCCACTGCGTACAGTGAGGTTATGGCCGCAGCCGGGGCACTTAAAGCTAACGTTGCTCATTAGATAATTTCCTTGTCAGTATTGTGGTCTTAGCAAATCAACAATATCAGACAGGTCAAAAAGTCGCCACATGACGGCAGCTACGATACACGGGCATGAGCACTAACGCTTAAATAAGTCCTGATAGGTGCCAGATTGATCGACTGGCCGTTGCTCCACGAAACGGAGCCCATAACAGGTAAGAAAGTTACCGGAAGCAACGCCGTGGTAGTGCACGGCCCACTGTGGTAAGTAGCTTTCTTTCCGTTGTGGTGAATGCTTGCATTGTGAATTTGAAATGGCGCGCGTTGCGGATCCTGCGGGTAACGCCACCACAACACATTCAATAGGTAAGGGCATTGCTGCTAACGTCTGGGTAGTATCAACCTGTAAACGAACGACCCAGCAGTGCTCTTTCCTATTGTGGTGAATGCGCAGGCTGATGCGCTGAGACGTCAAAGTGATGTGTGTCGTGTCTGACCGGCTACGGTTCGCCAGATGGTGTTTGTCAGGATAGCCAGGCGAGAAATCACTGAAAGCCGGAGATCAGCACCGGCCACCACAACCCAATCCCTCTACCTTGGGACCATTACGGCTACCCGCCGTCACTTTTTACCCTTGGTATTTCTTCCCGCCTTGAGCGGGTTTTTTATTTGCGTTGCCAGAGAGTCGATCCGGCAACCATTCCATGTCTCATAAGGCTCACGGGAATGAACTGGTGGCGCTCTTGCTAATCCAGCCCGTTGAGCCGATTCCTTTCAAACTCACATAGCGCCATCCGTATATCGGGGGTGAGAGACTATGAAGATGAATAACGATCCTCATTCCTGGCCAGACATTATTGAATTGCTCCATGGCTGGTGGCGCGGAGACACACCGCTGGGTGCCGTACTGTTTTCTGTGGTTATGGCTGGACTGCGTATTGCCTATGGCGGGGGCGGTTGGAAAAAGATGGTGCTGGAGGGGTTACTCTGCGGCGCGCTGACGTTAACCGTTGCGTCTGGACTGGAATACCTTTCGATCCCCAAAAGCCTGTCAGTAAGCATTGGCGGCGGTATAGGGTTTATTGGCGTTGAGCAGTTCAGAAAACTGGTCATCAGCATCATCAATACCCGCTTCGGCGGAAGTCCAAAGGCATAAGTATGAACCTACAACAATTTCAGAAGGCGGCTGGCCTTGGTGCCGGGTTAGCCTCGCGCTGGTTTCCGCATATCGACGCAGCGCTGAAGGAATTTGGCATCACTTCACCCGTCGACGTGGCGATGTTCATTGCGCAGGTAGGCCATGAGTCAGGCAGCTTTTCTACGTTGGTTGAGAGCCTGAATTATGCAGCCGAAAGACTGGTTCCGCTGTTTGGCCCTCGGCGCATTACGGAGCAGCAGGCTGCAGCGCTGGGGCGCACGAAAACGCAGCCAGCTAACCAGCAAGCTATTGCCAATCTGATTTACGGCGGTGACTGGGGTAAACGGAATCTCGGCAATCAGGCTCCGGGTGATGGCTGGAAGTACCGAGGCCGCGGCCTGAAACAGATTACCGGGTTAGCCAACTATCGCGACTGCGGAATCGCCTTAAAGGTCGACCTTATTACTCACCCTGAGCTGCTGGAGCAGGACTCATACGCAGCTCGATCAGCAGCGTGGTTCTTTGCCGCTAAAGGGTGCCTGAAATGGTCTGGTGACCTTGTTCGAGTCACTCAGATTATCAACGGCGGACAGAACGGCATTGATGACCGTAAAGCCCGCTATCTCTTGGCAAAAAGTATTCTGGTTTGAGGGAAATATGAACTATCTCATTAATCGGCTGAAAGAGCCTTCCACCTGGCGCGGCATCATCCTGGTCATTGCTGGCGTATTTGGCTACCAGATGCCTCCTGGCATTCAGGAAACCGTCATCGCAGGCGGCGTAGCGCTGGCTGGCGTTGTTGGCGCGGTGATGCCGGACAGCGTTAAGAAATGATCGCGCGATAGGCATTACAGAGCCACTTCAAGAGGTGGCTCGATAATGTCAAGGCGAGGACAAAATTATGGCAACACCGGACTGGGAGGCCATCGAATCGGCATACCGGGCCGGAGTCCTTAGTCTCCGTGATATAGGCGATAAATACGGCGTTACTGAAGGGGCTATCAGGAAGAGGGCTAAAAAGTTTGATTGGGTACGCAAGGCCAGTACGCAGGTACGCAAAAATGGTACGCAAAGTGGTACGCAAAAAGGCAAGGTGCGTACCACCGAGAAGCCCGTCAACTCTGGAGGTACGCAAAAAAGTGCGCAACCAAAAGCTGAGCCGCTTCCAGAAACGAAACCGATACGCGGAATGCGTACCGATCCCCCAACCAATCCATTCCAGACCGGTAATCAGCATGCTCTGAAGCATGGCGGTTATGGGCGTCGGATGTTGCTTTCTGATGCGACAACCGAAGACGCTCAGATGCTCACGCTCGACGATGAGTTGTTCTGGTTGCGCGCTGCGAACCTGACTGCTGCGGAGAGTATAGGGCGCTGGAAAACTGAGCTTGAGGTTGCGAATGCCAAAGTGGCTAAAGACATTCACAATTTGATTTTGTCGGCTCAGACAGCCATGCATCGCAATACTGCTCGTATTGAATCACTGGAGTACACCAAGGCATCCATCATTAAGCAGCGCGCTGACGTTACCTATAGAGAGGCTGCTACTGATAAGGTGTCGCTGGAGGCCGATCGTCTTCGCCGTGATGCAGGTATTGATGATGGCAACGGAGAGCGTGACCTCAATGACTTCTACTCTGACATCCAAACCGACGCTGAACCCGGCCCTGCGTAGCTTCTGGACGACGCAGGCGCGTAACAAAGTGCTTTATGGTGGCCGGTCATCGTCAAAATCGTGGGATGCCGCTGGCATAGCCATATTTCTGTCGAATAAATACAGCCTTCGCTTTTGTTGTGCGCGTCAGATCCAGAACAAAATTGAAGAGTCGGTGTATACCCTGCTCAAAATTCAGATTGACCGCTTCGGCCTGCGGCATCGTTTCCGCATTCTGAACAACAAAATCATTAACCGGGTGACCGGGTCCGAATTCGTGTTTTATGGGCTCTGGCGCAACATTGAAGAGATTAAGTCTCTGGAAGGTATCAGCGTTCTGTGGCTTGAAGAGGCCCACGCACTGACGGAATACCAGTGGAAGATACTGGAGCCTACCATCCGTAAAGAGGGATCAGAGTGCTGGTTTATCTTTAACCCCGGGCTGGTGACTGATTTCGTGTGGCGTAACTTTGTGGTCGACCCGCCAGAAGATACGCTGATACGCAAAATCAACTACGATGAAAACCCCTTTTTGTCCGACACCATGCTGAAGGTTATCGAAGCCGCTAAGCGGCGGGATCCGGATGGGTTTAAGCATGTCTACGAAGGCGTGCCAGAGTCGGATGATGATGCGGCCATTATCAAGCTGTCATGGATTGAGGCGGCTGTTGATGCCCATAAAGTCCTTAATTTCGAGCCGAGCGGGCGCAAGCGTATTGGCTTCGACGTTGCCGATAGCGGCGCCGATAAGTGCGCTAACGTCTATCGCCACGGCTCCGTCGTGTATTGGGCGGATGAGTGGAAGGCGAAAGAAGACGAATTGCTGAAGAGCTGCCAGCGTACGTATCAGGCGGCACTGGAGCGTGATGCTGATATCGTCTACGACTCAATCGGCGTTGGGGCATCTGCTGGCGCGAAATTCTCAGAAATTAATGAGGATCGTAAGCGCGAAAACATGAACGCATCCCGCATCAACTATCAGCGATTTAATGCAGGCGCTGGTGTGAATGAGCCAGACTACGAATACATTGGCATCCCGAACAAGGATTTTTTCGCCAACCTCAAAGCGCAAGCCTGGTGGCTGGTAGCGGATCGTTTCCGTAATACCTTCAACGCGGTTAAGAACGGTGAGCAGTACCCGGTAGATGAGCTGATAAGCATCGACTCATCCTGCCCGCTGCTGGAAAAGCTCAAGCTGGAACTTACCACCCCACACCGCGATTTTGACAAAAACGGGCGTGTGATGGTGGAAAGCAAAAAAGACCTTGCCAAGCGTGATGTGCCATCGCCGAACGTGGCCGACGCTTTTATCATGGCGTTCGCTCCTACTGATACGGCAATGGATATCTGGGAAGCTCTGGGAAACAGCTAAATACCTGGAAATAACCATTTCACGCAAAATTAACGCTATTCATTTTTAGACCCTTTTTATGCATGTTTTATTCACGTGCTTTTAGCCACTTAACCCCGATAAATAAGCCTTTGGCGGACATTTCATCATGGGAGGGATCCGGCTGGTGCGGGTAACAGTCATTATGTTAAATCGGGTCGTTTTTTAACAAATTATCCTATCCGCCACGAGTACCGAAAAAGCCGGAGAATAGTCACCATGGCGAAGAAAACAGGACGAGTCGCCACGGCGGATTCGTACGATAACTTTGTTGCCCGTGTCGGTATGCAGCAGCCTAACCAGCATGCTGCATCAACCTACAGGGCGAACTATACCAGCCGCAACCGCCTGCTCATCGAGTGGGCTTATCGTTCCTCCTGGATTATTGGCGCCGCAGTCGATTCGAAAGCGGACGATATGACCAAAAAGGGCGTGCGGATCACCAGTGAGATAGACCCGAAACGCCGTGGCATTCTGGAATCGCGGTTCGATGAGCTTCAGCTTTGGGATTGCATCAACGAGACGCTGAAATGGTCCCGGCTGTATGGCGGGGCGGTGGCGCTGATTCTGATTGAAGGGCAGGCACCCCTGACGCCACTGGTACTGGATAAGGTTGGCAAGGGCAGTTTTAAAGGTCTGGCTGTACTTGACCGCTGGATGATTAACCCACAGCTCGCCAGGCGCATTAAGGCGCTTGGCCCTAACCTCGGCAAGCCTGAATTCTATGACATCGTGACAACGGCGCAGGGGCTTCCTGCGTGGACTGTTCACCACAGCCGCCTGATCCGCATGGATGGTGTGAAACTGCCGTATCAGCAGAAAATCACCGAAAACGAATGGGGCATGTCAATTGTAGAGCGCATTTTCGACCGTCTGACATCCTACGACAGTACCAGTGTCGGCGCTGCTCAGTTGGCTTATAAGGCGCATCTTCGAACAGTGAAGATTAAAAAGTTACGTGAAATTATCGCTTTGGGCGGAAAGCCATTCGAAGCGCTGATCAAGAACATGGAAATGGTCCGCCAGTTCCAGACGAATGAGGGTATGTCCCTGTTTGATTCGGAGGACGAATTTGAAACCCACTCCTATTCTTTCGCGGGCCTGTCTGATCTGCTTAGCGAGTTTAAAGAGGATATTGCCGGTGCTGTTGGCATCCCTCTTGTCCGCCTGTTTCGCCAGTCACCGAAGGGTTTTTCAACCGGTGACGCTGACCTCGCGAACTACTACGACGACGTGGGAACGCTTCAGGAGCGAGATTTACGGCCTCACATCCGCCTGTTATTCGATGTACTGCATCGCTCAGAGTTTGGCGAGCCGTTGCCGGAAGATTTCACCTTTGAGTTTAACCCCCTATGGCAGATGAGCGACACCGACCGCTCCACGGTGGCGACCAACACGACTACCGCTCTTGCAACCGCTGTGCGTGATTTGGGAATGTCGCCGGCTGCTGCTCTGACCGATTTGCGCGAGCTGTCTGACGTTACCGGCATCGGTGCTTCAATTAGCGATGAGGATATCAAGAATGCGGCGAAACAGTGGCAGGAGACTGAATCTGAAACCAGCCCTCCGCCGCCGATCGGAGGTCCAGTATCAGAAAAGCCTACTGGCGATAGTCGACCAGATAAACCAAATCGTAACGGGTTCATACGATGGTTCACAGGCAAGCGCTGAGAGCATTGCTAAATCGCTTGTTGACTACTCCGGGGTGATCGACGACTGGGCCGAAATGGTCGGTCGAAAGATGTTTGCCCAGGTGGAGCGTGAAGAGTGGAATCAGTGGCGTTCTGTTTCGGAAGAAATATCTGCTGGTCTGCGTGACGTGATTGGTAACACTCATGTCGGCATGGTGGCACAAGACATCGTTTACCGACAGATTCGCTACATGAAGTCTCTGCCATTAGAGGCGGCAGGACGTGTCAGGGAAATTCAGGAGCGTGCGATACAGGCTGTCATCCATGGTGAGCGCCCCGATCAGCTTTACGAGATGATCATGCAATCCGGTGACGTGGCGGCCAGCAGGGCACGGATGATAGCCCGTACGGAGATAGGGCGCGCTACTGGAGCCTTGACGCAGGCTAGAGCGCTGGCGGTTGGTTCCGAGGGCTACTGGTGGCGTATTGAAGGTGCCGGCACCCGACCATCGCATCGCAAGATGAAAGATGTCGTTGACCCTGTATATGGGCGAGGATTTGTGCGCTGGGATAACCCGCCAACGCTCGACGGCATGACCGGACACGCTGGGTGCCTGCCTAACTGCAAGTGTTGGTCGGAAGTGCAAATACCTGACCCTGTAAAATAACAGGCCGCCAATGAGCGGCCTTTTTTGTTGCCCGAAGAGGTGAGAATGAAAAAGGTCCATATCGAATCAAAGCGAGCCGGCGACCGCAGGGTTATCGAAATATCGATAGGCGGCATCACCGCGCGTTACCGCGCCATTGGCGATCTCTCAGAGTTAAAAGCCACAGGTCGCGGTAACGTCCGCCAGGTTAAGGCGCTGCTACGTGAGTTCATTCGAAACTCCGACCCCGCGCTCATTTAGCGAGGCACCATGAAATATTTCTTTAAAACCCGCCTGGGTAATACCCGCTTTCAGCTTGCTGATGGGTCAGTCCTTTTTAAGGACGTCCCGATCGCAAGGACTGGTGAGCAGGTATATGGCGCTGAGGAGCTGCCTGACCTGCAGCCTGATAGCCACGGACTCATAACCGTACAGCGCACGCCTGAAGAAGTTTTCAGCGAGCGCACTATCGCATCGTTTGAGGGTATGGCCGTCACGATAGGCCACCCCAAAGACTTCAGCGGAAACATCATCTTCGTCACGCCAGAAAACTGGCGGCAACTCTCTAACGGGCACATCCAGAACGTTCGCCGAGGCGCGGGTGATAAATCAGACCTGCTGCTGGCGGACGTCATTGCCAAAACGCCTGAGGCCATTCAGGCAGTGGAGAACGGCGACGAAGAGGTGAGCTGCGGTTATGACGCTGAATACCGACAAATCTCGCCGGGCATCGCAGAGCAGTACGCGATAACCGGTAATCATCTGGCCTTTGTCCCTAACGGGCGGGCTGGTTCACGTTGTGCATTGGGAGACGCTATGCCGAGCACTACTAAAAACTGGGTTACCCGGCTGTTGAAGGCCCGTAAAACCAACGATGCCGCCGAAATGGCGAATCTTATCGACAACCCGCCTGATGATGTCATGGGCGATAACGATGTATCGACCTCTATGACACCAGGCGGAGTGATCATTAACCTTGCGCCGCAAAATCCGCTTCCCGGCCCGGCATTGTCTGGTACCGGCGATGGCGAGGAAGAAATTCCTGCATGGGGTAAGGCGCTGATTGAGGCGGTTGCCAAGCTTACGCCTGCGGCAACCGCTCCTGGCACCGGCGATGCCGAGGACGAAGAGGAGAAAAAGGAAGAAGAGGGTAAGGTTACCGGCGATGCCGCTTATCGTGCCGATCTGATTCAGCCAGGCATCCAGTTGCCAGAAAAGGCGAAGCCGACAGCATTCAAGCGTCAGGTGCTCGCCTCTGCCGATCAATCACTGGTGCGCTCTATTGTCGGTGATGCCGATATCAGCAAGCTGAAAAAAGCCACGGTAGATATGGCTTTCACGGCTGTTTCTGAGCTGGCGAAAAACCGCAATACCAAAACCGTCGACAGCCTGCAAACGCAGACTGCCACCACTGTTAAAACCATTGCCGGTATGAATCAGGCCGCGCAGGAATTCTGGTCTAAACGAGGCTAACCAATGGGTAATACATTTCTTTACCGGATGCCAGCGGGCATCGCCGGGGCAATTTCTCGTCCGCAGGATCTGACGGTTGAACCTCAACTGCTGGACTCCTCCAACCTTTTTCCCGCTTACGGCCTTGGCGGCAAGATTTCCTCCGGGAAATTTGTGCCAGTCGCTGCGAGCGATACAGCGTCGGTGCTGGTGGGCATTTACGTTCGTCCGTATCCGACCGCCAGCCAGCCGGATAAAGTCCAGCAGGTAGGCAGCGGTAAAAACTTCACCGGCGATTGCCTGGTACGTGGTTACGTCACGGTAAACATCGGCGCGGATGCATCCAGCGTTGCGCTGCATGGCCCGGTCTACATGCGAGTGGCCACACCATCCGCCTCAAGCCCTCTCGGCGCGTTCCTTGCCGCCGCTGATGGCTCGAATACCGTCCAGATCACTAATGCTTACTTCAATGGCCCTGGCGACACCAGCGGCAACATTGAGCTGGCCTTCAATATTTAAGGAAATCGCAAATGCCAATGACATTTGACCAGGCGACAGTCGACGGCACTGGTGCCTTTCTTGTCCATGAGCTGGAGCGTCTCGATCAGACACTGAATCTGCCGCTGGTGAATTACACCTGGTCGCGCGATATCCAGTTGCGTGAAGACGTGTCTATTGCTGACGAGATCAGCTCTTTCACTAACACCACCTTTGCCGCTGCCGGTACACCGAATGCCAACGGTAAAAACTGGCTGAGCAAAGCCGCGACCGCGATGGCTGGACTTAACGTCGACATCGCAAAAACTGGCTTCCCGCTCACACTGTGGGGTATGGAGCTTGGCTGGACCGTTCCTGAATTGCAGGCAGCTGCGCAGGTTGGTCGCCCGATCGACACGCAGAAGTACGACGGCATGCAGCTGAAGTGGAACATGGACACGGACGAGCAGGTTTATATCGGCGATTCCGGTCTGAACGTTAAAGGCCTGATGAACCTGACGCAGGTTACGCCGACCAACGCCGCGAAGACCTGGGCGACCTCCACCGCTGACGAAATCCGGGCGAGCATTAATGCCGGGTTGAGTGCTGCGTGGGCCAACTCAGCTTACTCCATGGTACCGACGGACCTGCTGATCCCGCCGGAGCAGTTCTCTCTGCTGGCAAGCACCATCGTATCCAGCGCTGGTAACCAGTCCCTGCTGACCTATCTGGAAACCAACACCATCGCATACCACCAGAACGGGCGTCCTCTGAACATCCGTCCGGTGAAATGGGCGAAAGGTCGTGGCGTGTCGAACTCTGATCGCATGATGTTCTACACCAACGACAAGAAATACGTTCGCTTCCCGATGGTTCCGCTGATGAGCGTGCCGATCCAGTATCGCGGCCTGTATCAGCTCGTAACCTATTACGGCAAGCTGGGTGCAGTAGAGCCGGTTTATCCGGAAACTCTGGCCTACGTCGACGGCATCTAACCTGCGGCGGCCCGAAAGGGCCGCTCATGAGGACTTGCAATGAAAAAGATTTACGTACTCTCCCCGTTTAACTTCAACGACGGCAAAGAGCAAAAGCATTTCCAGGTTGGCTTCCACGACGTCGATGACACTGTTGCTGAGCACTGGTTCGTAAAAGCGCACTGTTCACCGGATGGCGAAGCGCCAGCGATTGCAGAAGACCCGCGCATTGCTGAGCTGGAAGCAAAAATCGCTGAGAAAGACGCGCGTATTGCTGAACTCGAAGCGCAATTGCCGGAGACTACCGATAATGGCAAGAAATCAAAGTCTGCCGACGCCTGAGCAGTTCAGGGCAACCTTCTCCCAGTTCGCTGACGAAACAAAGTACCCCACGCCAATGATTCAGGCTCGACTGAATCTTGCTGATGCCATGCTGAGTGAGTCGCGATTTGGCGTGGATATCTTTCCCTACATCGTCGGGCTGTATGTTGCGCACTACATGTATCTTTACGCCGCCGATATGCGTGGTGTAGCTGTGGGTACTGCTGGTGGCGTAAATAGCGGCATACAGACCGCGAAATCAGTGGATAAGGTTTCAGCCAGTTATGACGCAAGCGCAACCCTGGACCCTAATGCCGGTTTCTGGAACAACTCCCGTTACGGATCGGAGTTCTGGGAATACCTGATGATGTTTGGTGCCGGAGCGGTTCAACTGGGGACACCGGAATGAAAAGCGGGCTCACAATTCGGGAAGACAATTACAGTGTCGTTCTGGATGCGCTGAAACAGCTGTCAGGCACTGATGTACTGGTTGGTATCCCTGCTGGCCCTCCGCGCGATGATGCGCCGCTGAGCAACGCTGAGCTGGGGTATCTCCAGTCCACCGGGGCAACCGTAGAGATAGACGGGGAGACCGTTACACTGCCGTCAAGGCCATTTCTGGACATGGGTATTGAGGATTCCCGGGATAAAACGACCGAGCGTTTAAAGCTGGCCGCTCAGTCTGCGCTTGAAGGTAAGGCAGATGTGGCGTCGATGCATCTTGAAGCCGCAGGCCAGATTGCGCGTGATGCCTCAAAGGCTGTCATTGAGGCAGGCGATCGGCTGACCCCGCTATCTGAAAAGACCATCAAGAAGCGCAGAGAAATGAAACCGCCCATCCCTGGCGATAAGCCGTTGCGTGCCCGTGGATTCCTTTTCAGAGCGATTCAGTATGTCGTGAGGAAAAAATAATGCCGTTTCTCGATGTGACTGATGTTCTGCTTGACCCGGACTTTGTCGACCTGTCTCTGGTGTGTTATCGGCAGGTGCAGACGGTGGACGAAGATAATTTTCCGACCAATACCGCGCAGGCTATTCCGTTCTCTGGTGTCGTAACCGTCGACCGCTCGCTTGAGGCTAAGCGAATGGCCGCCGGGCAAAACATCAATGGCGCCATCCTCATCGTTACCCAGTTCAGGCTAACTCAGGGGATGCCTGCCAGTGACTCAACGCCAGAACTCGACGCTGATATCGTTTTATACAGCGGCAGACGATACCGCGTGACCTTTGTCGATCCGTATACCCGATACGGTGCCGGGTTCGTGCAGGCACATTGTGAGCTGCTGGAGTTTAACGGAGGGATCCCCGTTGAGTAACGACAGCACAGAGCCTGGGTATCTAACACCCGTCGGGGATGCTCCTGATTACGATAAGGAGCTGGAAAAGCAACTGAGTCGCTGGGTAAGAGGCGTGACGGGGATTGCGGTTAACCTGGTGTTGCCCCGGTTTACCGATCCCCAGTCCAAAATACCGCCGAACGGTGAGACGTGGTGCGGGTTTAACTTCTCCACGCTCTTACGTCCCGGCACTCCTGCAAATGTCCAGATAAGCGAAGAGCAGAGCGAACAATGGTCATGGGAGAGCATCCAGGTGCTTTTCTGTTTCTATGGCCCCGGCGGTTCCGGGATGGCCACGCGGTTTCGCGACGGAATGTTTGTAGATCAAAACGCAGATACGTTGCGACGAATCTCAGGTTTGTCGCTGGTGAGCGCTGATGATATACGAAACCTCCCCGAATTGATCAACAACCAGTGGGTGCGCCGGTATGACCTTGCCGTGACCCTTTCCCGCAAAAACACCCGTACCTACAACGTTAAATCTGTCGTTGACCCTAACGTCACGATAGTTACCGGAGACTAAAATGGAAAAAGGGCTTCCCCTTAACCGTATCGCTAACGTGACGGTGACGCTTTCTGCTCGGGCCGCGCAGGGGCGCAATTTTGGCTCAATGCTCATCCTGGGCGACTCAACTGTTATTCCGATTTCTGAGCGGCTGCGCCTTTACTCCAGCGCTGATGATATCGGCGATGACTTTGGTGTAGACAGCCAGGAGTATGCAGCGGCTGTTATCTGGTTCTCCCAGCAACCTCAGCCGACTCTTGTGTATGTCGGTCGCTGGGCGAAAACGCTGGCCACTGGCGAAACAGGCAGCGCAGAAAGCCTCCTGCAGGCGGTTAACGCTTTGCTGGACTGGAATTCATGGTATGGCCTTCATCTTGCCGTGCCGGTAGCTGATTATCCTTCCGACACCGACATTATCAGTGTGGCGGCGGCTATCGAAGCCGCGAGTGTATCCCGCATCTTTGGCGTTACCTCGGCTGATTCAACGATTCTTGACTCGGCTACCACGACGGATCTGGCTTCCAAGCTGAAAGTAGCGAAATACAGCCGTACCTTTATCCAGTACTCGACCAGCAGCCGCTATGCTGCGCTGTCCTCGTTTGCACGTGCGTTTACTGTTGACTTCACTGGAAGCAACACGACGATCACCCTCAAGTTTAAACAGTTGCCGGGCGTGACCTACGAAACCCTGGGTACCTCGCAGGCTAACAACCTGGAAGCGAAGAACTGCAACGTTTACGTGTACTACGAAAACGATACAGCGATTCTTGAACAAGGCGTTATGGCAAACGGCGATTTCTTCGACGAGCGCCATGGCCTCGACTGGTTGCAGAACGCCGTACAGACGGCTGACTACAACACGCTCTATACGAGCACAACCAAAATTCCCCAGACCGATGCCGGTACCACAACCCGTATCGCCAACATTGAGCTGGTGCTCGATAAGGCTGTGCAAAACGGTCTCTTTGCTCCGGGCAAATGGACTGGTGGCCCGATTGGCCAGCTCAATACAGGCGACATGCTGACGAAGGGGTATTACACCTGGGCAGAAAACGTTGATGACCAGCTTCAGGTCGATCGCGAAGCGCGTAAAGGTGTGCCAATTCAGGTTGCCGGGAAACTGGCCGGAGCCGTTCATTACGGCACCGTCGCAATCACGGTCGTGCGCTAAGGAGCCATAGATGTCTACGTATTCGTTTCTTGATGTTTCGGCCTCTCTCGCAGGGCCTACCGGGTTAGTTGAGCTTGGCTACGGCTCAGCGAACGCCGAAGAGGGTATTACTGTCACAATGACAGAGGCCAAAAACACCATGACCATCGGCGCCGATGGCGAGGTGATGCACAGCCTGCACGCCGGAAAGAGCGGCACCATCACGGTAACTTTGCTGAAAACCTCCCCGGTAAACAAAAAGCTCTCGCTGATGTACAACGCACAGAGCCTGTCCTCGGCGACGTGGGGCAATAACGTCATCGTCATTCGCAACAAAGTATCAGGTGATACCACTACAGCGCGTTCTTGTGCTTTCCAGAAGCAACCCGATCACGCTAACGCCAAAGTCGGCAATACGGTCTCCTGGGTCTTTGACTGCGGCAAGATTGATCAGCTGCTTGGGGAGTTTTAACAGATGGAATTTGAAATCAAAGGCGTTAAATACCGCACCGCAAAGCTCGATGTTTTCCAGCAGTTGAAAGTAAGTCGCAAGCTGCTTCCGGTGCTGGCCGGGCTGGTTTCTGACTTTGGCACGCTGAAATCCATGATGGTCAGAGACAGCGAGGGCAAGCTGGTTTTCGGTGAGAAAAGGGCATTCGACGCTCTGGATATCGTCCTGCCGAAGATTGCCGATACGCTGGCAGCTCTGCCTGAAGAGGACGTTAACGCGGTGATTCATCCGTGCCTGGGCGTTGTCATGCGCCAGCATGAAAAAGGGTGGGTGAAAATTTTCGATCAGGGCGCGCTGATGTTCGACGATATCGACCTGTTCACGATGCTGCAGCTGGTGGCGCGGGTGGTCGCCGACAGCCTGGGAAATTTTTTGAAAGAACTCCCCGGCAGCGGGACGCCTACCCAGCCATAGGTCCTGTCCTCGAATCCATGCCAGAGGGTGAGGATTTCCTGATGCGCCCGGTGGATGCCGGGCTCATCTCTTACACCACCCTGAAAGATGGATCAGTAGACCTGGCTGATATTGCCCGTATGAATGACTGGCTGGACCTGAAAGCCGATAACGAAAACCGTATAGCGAAATGGAGAGAGGCTAATGAACGCTGAAACGCTCAAGGACTTTCTGATCTCGCTTGGGTTCAAAGTTGATGAGGCTGGCGCCAGAAAATTCGATGCCGTCGTTGCCGGGACAACGCTTAAAGCGATTGAACTGGGCGTCAAAGTTGAGGCGGCGGCGCTTTCCGTCGTTGCATTCACCGCGAAAATTGCCAGCGGTCTCGACGACCTGTACTGGGCCTCTCAGCGCACAGGCGCGACGGTGGAGGGCATTAAGCAGATTGGGTATGCGGTTAGTCAGGTTGGCGGCAGTGTCGACGGGGCCCGCGGCTCTCTCGAAAATCTTGCCAGGTTCATGCGTAACAATCCCGGCGCTGAGGGTTTTCTGAACCGGCTGGGGGTTCAAACGCGTGACGCCAGCGGCAACATGCGGGATATGGCGACGATCTTTACCGGCGTCGGCCAGCGTCTTAGCAGCATGCCGTATTACCGCGCTAACCAGTACGCTGAGATGCTGGGTCTGGATGAAAACACCCTGATGGCAATGCGTCGCGGTATCGGTCAGTTTAGTGGCGAATACACCGCGATGGCGAAGGCGATCGGCTATAACGCCGATATGGCCGCCGTCAGCTCCAATAAATTCATGACCTCGCTGCGCTCCTTTGGGCTGATGGCAGGCATGGCGCGGGATAAAATCGGCTCCAGTCTCGCTGATGGACTTGCTGGCTCTCTCGACAGGCTGCGCCGCCAGATACTGGAAAACTTCCCGAAAATTGAAGGCGCAATAACCGGTACGGTGAAAGGAATTCTCTGGGCTGGCGAGATGGTAGGCAGGGTAATTTACCGCCTCATCCAGTTGGGTCAGGGTATCAGCGACTGGTGGGACTCTCTTGATAAGCAGTCGCAGCAGCTGATCGAACTTATTGGAGCGCTAACCGCAGCGTGGTGGATGCTCAACCGCGCTATGCTCGCATCGCCTATTACGTGGGTTCTCGGTCTTGCCGCGGCCATCGCTTTGCTATGGGAGGATTACCAGACCTGGAAAGAGGGCGGCAAAAGCCTCATCGACTGGGGTAAATGGAAGCCTGAAGTAGACGCAGCGCTGAAAATGGTCAGCGACCTGAAACAAACGGTTTTTGACCTCGGGAAAGCGCTGGCGAAACTGCTAAACATTGATCCCAAATCCTGGTCTTTGAAGTGGGATTTCAGCAACTTCATTACCCAGATGGGCGAGTTCAGCAAAATGCTGAGCATGATTGGTGACCTGCTTAACGCCATCAAAGACGGTCGCTGGTCGGATGCCGCGAGTATAGGCAAGGCTTTACTCAAGCAAGGGAGTGATCAACCTGATGTGTTGCCAGGCGTAACCAGTAGTGCCGTTAACGCGCGAGGTAAGGTGTTGGGCTTCTGGGAAGAGGTTAAAACCCGCTTCAGTGATGGCGGCTGGTATCAGCATGAGCAGAAAACGCTTGCCGATCGCAACAACAACCCTGGAAACATTCGCCCTGTCGGCGGTGGCGGCTTCCGTGCGTTCGGATCAGCGCTGGAAGGCTGGGCGGCGATGAAAAACCAGCTGATGCGTTACTTCACAGGGAAAACGACCGGTCGCCGCCTGCAGACTATCATGGATATCGTCAGCACCTGGGCACCTGCGGCCGATAACAACGATCCTGCCAAATATGCGCGTGATGTTGCTGGCTGGATGGGTGTATCGCCGACGGCAGCATTAAACCTGTCCGACCCCAATACGATGGCTATGCTCATGCAGTCTATGGCCCGCAAAGAGGGGTATTCGAACTGGAATAGCCCGCTTGCCCATCAGGCTGCTGGAGCGCAGGTGAATCAGCAAAACACCTACAACATCTATGGCGGTAATGCTCAGGAAATTGGGCAGGAAGTCAGTCGCCGCCAGCTTGATGCTAATGCCAGGGTGCTGAGAAATAACCAAACTGGAGCAGGATGATGGATATTCTTTCTACTCTCTTTCAGCAGCAGAGCAGGCGGATCGGGCTGATAGTCCCCAGTGTTGTTATTTCGGAAAAGCACGATGACTCGCTTGAAATAACCGAGCATCCCGTAGAGGTCGGCGCAGCAATTTCCGACCATGCATTTCGACGCCCTTCAGAAGTGGTAATGCAGGTCGGTTTCGCTGGTGGCGGTTCCTTGCTTGACTTTGTAGATACGTCTTCTCTTGGGCTGAGCGTAGGTATTGGCCCGAAGGAGACTTATCAGGAGCTGTTAAATCTGCAGAGCAGCAGGGTGCCTTTAGATGTGGTGACCGGTAAGCGGATTTACACCAATATGTTGATCCGTGCGCTTGAGGTCACTACTGACAGGACGTCGGAAAATATTCTTTCTGCCGTGCTGACGCTCCGGGAAGTGATTATCACAAGCACAACCACCACGCAGGTGGCTCCAAAGTCCAATATGAAGTTAGGGGCGAGCACCTCAGCCGTGCAAAACTCCGGGGTGAAAACGACAGTGCAAAAAAATGAATCAATATTGAGCCGGTTAAGTGGCTTTGTAGCGGGAGGGTAAATGACGATCAGCGAAATCCCTCTTTCCCCGGAAAACCAGCGATTCTCCATATCTGTGGCAGGTCAAAGTCTGCAAATGGCTGTGACCTGGCGTGCTGCTTTCTGGTGTCTGGATATTATGGATAGCAGCGGTGCGGACCTGATAAAGGGGATCCCGCTTATCACCGGCGCCGACCTGCTGGCGCAGTATCGCTATCTCGGGCTTGGCTTTTCGCTTTATGTTGGCTGTGACAACCAGTCCAGCGAAAATCCCACTGAGGCCGATCTGGGGATTTACAGCCATCTTTATGCGGTAACGGAGTAAAAATGTCTCAGAACTGGATGCGGCACTTCGAATTGCAGTTAGTCGATTCGAAGGGTAACGCCACTGATTTTGGTAGCTTCAAGAGCACTTTTACTATCGACTGGTTTAATCTCAGCAGCGAAACGCGAGTAGGAACTTTCAAAATCTATAACCTTTCAGCTGATACCGTAAACCGGATCGTCGGAGAGGAATTCTCCCGGATTAGGGTTATCGCTGGTTACGATGGCATTGCAGCTGACGTTCCCGCCAGCCAGGTAGGCGTCGCCAGGACAGTAAACCCCGATGAAGTCGGGCAGATGGACGGTCGAAATTATGGGCTGATTTTCGACGGGGAAATCCGGTACACCATTACAGGGAAAGATAACCCCGTTGATAGCTTTGTCCTCATTCAGGCGGCTGATTCTGACCGGGCATTCGCTACCTCGATCACTGCGCAGACGCTGGCGGCTGGCTATACGGTCTCTGACGTCAATGCAGTGCTAATGAAGGATTTCAACGCTAACGGGGCCACTGAAGGGAATAGCCCTGCCATGCCTGCAACGGTGTTTCCTCGCGGCAGGGTGCTTTTTGGTATGACCCGGCATCTGATGGATAACGTCGCCGAGCAATGCAAGGCTGACTGGATGTTTGTCGACGGCAAGCGGGAAATGGTGGCGAAAAATGAGGTTGTTCACGAAGCCATTAAGCTGAACAGCGCCACCGGCCTTGTGGGTATGCCTCAGCAGACCATTGGTAGTGGCGTTAACGTCCGCTGCCTGATTAACCCTAACATCCGCGTTAATGGCCTGATCGAGCTGAATCAGGCTTCTGTATTCCGTACCGTACTGGGGAATAACGATATCGCCATGACCCAAGGGCGTATCACTGACCAGAACAACAACGGAAACATCACCATTGAAGGCACGACTGCGCAGCCTGCCAGTATTGCGACTGACGGCGTTTATATTGTCCGTGGCATTATGTACACTGGCGATACAAGGGGCCAGGCGTGGTACATGGATATGATGTGTGAGGCGCGTGGTGCGGCGGATCTAGTCTCCTCATCTGCACGGGAGAGAGGGCTCTAATGAAACAGTTTTGCTTGGCATTAGCTGTGATGGTATCCATGCCGACGATGGCTGCAATTCAGTGTGGCAATTACATAATGACCGGCGAAGGTATGACCGTGATCAATGGTGAGACTGTCACATCACAGAAAGTAAAATTCTTGGGGAAGGATGGCGATTACGCAAACATAAAAATGGACATGGGTCTTATGCCTGCTCGCGATGGTAATAATTACGGCTTTGAATTCGTGAAGCGTAACGGAAAGGCGTTCCTTAATGTCCAGCTTCTGCAAAACAGCATGGATGCGCCGAAGATTATCGGATCCTTCCCCTGCGTCAAGGTGAAGTGATTATGGAATTTTTCGCAATTATCCTCTTCTTTTTGGCAATAGCCATTGTTACTAGATGGAATAACCATAAGAAAGCTAAAAAGCGGAAAGAAGAAGATAACTTTATCCATAGTATTGATTATTCTTATCGTCGTCCTGAGGTTAAATCTAAGCCTAAAAATGGTCGTAGAAGAAGCAAGGAGGAAATGCTTGCTGATGGAATCGCATATCAAAAATTGATGGGTGATGATTTTAGAAAGTCAGCAAAAGCTACGCAAATCCAGGCGGAAAGAGTCGGATCTAAGAAATATATTTGGCGTGGTTCTGATTGCTGCCCAAATTGCGATAAGCAGAATGGGAAAACATTCTCTTGGGCAAGACCTCCAAAAACAGGTCACCCAGGAGAAGGAAAATTATGTCCTAACGGTTACTGCCGCTGTTGGGCTGAGGTGATAATTCCGAAACCGTAAGGCATTACAAAATTCTATAAAAAGCCCACCCATGTGGGTTTTTTATTGCCTGGAGTAAGGTAATGGCAATATCCGATAAAACCCGCAGTGGGGCGCTTGCTGAGGTTCTGGCGTCAGAGAGAAGGACGCTCAACGAACAACTTCGCGTTGCAATGCCCGGCATCATCCAGTCTTTTGATCCTGACGCAGTGACCGCCGTGGTGCAGCCGGCGATCCGCTACATCGAGCGCGATAACGACGGCAACAAATTAACGAATGATTATCCACTGCTGGTAGATGTTCCTGTCGTTTTCCCTCGCGGCGGAGGCTGCACACTGACTTTTCCTGTTAAGGCTGGTGATGAATGCCTTGTTATCTTTGCAGACCGCTGTATTGATTTCTGGTGGCAAAGCGGAGGTATTCAGGAGCCAGTAGACGAGCGCATGCATGATTTATCCGATGCCTTCTGCATTGTTGGTCCGCAGTCGCAGGCGAAGAAAATCAGCGGCATTAGTACCAGCGCAGTAGAGTTGCGCAGTGATGACGGGGAAACAAAGTTGAGCCTTAATCCTGCCAGCGGAGCTATCAACGGTACGGCGCCGGGAGGTTTTAACCTGAACGGGCTTAAAATTCTTTCTGACGGCCGCCTGCAACTGGTGGATGGCTCAATCGTTGATAAGCATACGCATGGTGGCGTTGAGCCTGGTGGCAGCAGTACAGCACCACTCGGAGGATGATATGCGATACCGTCGAGAAGATGACGATGGGGATTACACCTTCGGTCAGGGCGATGATACGTGGCTGGTTAACTCCCCCGAGGCTGTCGCGCAGGCTATTAAAACTCGCTTCCTGCTTTGGTACGGTCAGTGGTTTCTGGACACCACAGAAGGTACGCCATGGATTCAGTCAGTCCTCGGCAAACAGCGGCCTGATACCTATAACCTGGCTATCCGCCGGCGCATCCTGGAAACGCAGGGCGTTAGCGCCATCACCGAATTTAACACCGAAGTTGACGGCCGTACGCGCCGTGTAACGTTCACAGCAACAGTAGAAACTATCTACGGGACAACCACAGTAACCTCGGAGGCGTAATGTCTTTGGACCTCGATACACTCGGCTTATCGGCAACGGTAACCGCTGAGGGGATAAGTGCGCCCGACTATCAGACCGTTCTGGACACCATCACCGGCTATTTTCAGCAGATTTACGGCAGTGATGCTTATATCGATCCGGATAGTAAAGATGGTCAGCTAATCGCGCTGGTGGCTCTGGCCATTCACGATGCCAACAATACGGCCATTTCTGTTTACCGGTCATTTTCTCCGTCGACGGCGCTGGACGATGCATTAACCAGTAACGTCAAAATTAACGGCATCACTCGCCGTGCTGCGACAAACTCTACGGTCGATGAGCTGATCGAAGGTGAGGCCGGAACGTTAATCACAAACGGCTCTGTGAAAGATGCCAACGGCATCATCTGGAATCTTCCTGCTCAGGTGACAATTGGTATTGATGGGACGGTTATTGCTACAGCGACGTGTTCTGTTGCCGGTGCTGTGGCTGCCCCTGCCGGGTCAGTTAACAAGATAAACACCCCGACACGTGGCTGGGTATCAGTAACTAACCCTCAAGCGGCTACCGTTGGCGTTGCTGCCGAAACAAATGCTGAATTGCGTGTCCGGCAATCACAGAGTGTTGCTTTACCGTCTCTGACGCCATTTGAGGCGGTAGATGGTGCGATAGCAAATATCAGCGGCGTAACGCGACACAAGCTGTATGAGAACGATACAGATACCACTGATGTAAATGGCCTGCCGCCGCACTCAATCGCGGCCATTGTTGAAGGTGGTGATGCGACGGTCATTGCAAACAGCATTCGTGGTGTGAAAGGGCAAGGCGTAACACCCTACGGTAGTACGGTGATTGTTGTGCCTGATAAGTACGGAAACCCTCACCCGGTAGGTTTTTCAAGGCCGGTCGATGTACCCATTTACGTCAAAATCACTATCGACCCCCTTACGGGCTATACATCCCAGGTTGGCGAAGAGATAAAGGCGGCTGTATCTGCCTACATTAACTCTCTGGCAATCGGCGCCAGCGTTCTTCTCAGTCGCGTTTACTCACCGGCTAACCTTGGCGTCGTCAGTGGAGGTAATGCCAGGTATTACGACATTACCGAGTTGCTGATCGGGACGTCTGCCGGTGGCGTAGCCGCGGCAAACGTGGATATTGCCTTTGACCAGTCAGCATCCTGCGCCGTCAGCAATATTAATCTGGTGGTCTCATGAGCAGATACACTGACCGCATAACAAACTACCACGCCGGTAAACCAAAGTTCTTTGCCCATGTCGACCTATCCACCAGGCCACTGAGCGATATTTCCGATGCCATGTCACGGCTAATACCCGATTTTGATATTGATACCGCCGTAGGCGTGCAACTCGACGTTGTGGGCGAATGGGTTGGGCGTTCCCGGCGCGTAGCCACACCGGTAACCGGGATTTATTTTTCGTGGGACACCGAGCGGGTTGGCTGGGACCAGGGGGTCTGGCAGGGCCCATATGACCCAAACGACGGGTTTATCGATCTCAGTGATGAAATATATCGGCTAATGCTGAAGGTGAAAGTGGCGATAAACAACTGGAATGGTCAGAACGATTCGCTGCCTTCAATTCTTGATGCCGCCCTTGCTGGGTCCGGGATCCGCATGGCTATTGTCGACAACCAGGATATGTCGATTTCTATCTGGATACTCGGTGACCCATCGGTAGCCCTAAGTGAAATAGACCGGTTAATTCTGGATAGTGCCGTCAATAAAGGCCCCTTTATCGCATTACCGGCAGGTTACGTACCATCGCGCTATGACATTAACCCGATTGACCAGGTTAACAGCGAGCTATGGTGGGCGATTCAAAACGGTTATATGACGGTTAAGGCCGCCGGAGTTCGTGTCCGTGAAATAGAGACCGTCAGTGATGGTTATCAGTTTTTTGGCTTCGATATCGAAAATGACTATATCGCTGGTTTCGACCGCGGGTCATGGGGAGAGAGATTTTAATGGCGACTAACGATTTTAAACCCTTCGCTACTGGTAGCGGGGCAAACGTATTATCACAAGCTGATTATGACGCACTGTCGGCCAGAACAACTGGCTTTTTAAGTGGCAAAGCGTCTTCGGCCCAGGTCAACAAAGCTTTAAGGCAGGCATCAACTATTGCGGCGGTTGTGGCGCAGTTTATTTCGGATAACAGCGGCGATGACACCCTTGATAACGGTAATTTACCTACCTTACTGGCTAGTCTCGAAAGCGCCCTTCTCAAGTCCTCCCCTGGGCGGTTACAGAATATCGTAAGCTTTACCGCAAATGGGACCTACACCCCATCGCCAGGAACCAAACATGTAAAAGTTATTGTTACTGGTGGTGGTGGTGGCGGTGGTGGTTGTCAGGGAACTTCCGGAGCTGAATCAATTTCAGGTGGTGGTGGTGGTGCTGGCGGTACGGCCATTGGTTATTTTGCCGTTACTGAATCCAGCTACGCAGTCACTGTAGGTGCTGGTGGTTCTGCTGGCGTTGGTGCTGTTCAGGGTGGAACAGGAGGAACCTCAATCATTAACGGCATTAGCGGATTGGGCGGAGATGGTGGTCAGAAATCAGGGATTACTACACTGGCTGGCGGGAAAGGCGGTGTTTCTATTGGTGGATCGGTAAACCTTCCCGGGGGTTACGGCACTGATGGGCAAAATGGCTCCCTGATTATCCCCGGCAATGGCGGATCATCATATTGGGGCGGCGGTGGTCGTGGGGGCGCACGCGGGGGCGTGGCCGGTGATTGTTATGGTTCGGGTGGTGGTGGTGCATATGATGCTGCCATGTCTGGTAACTCCTACAATGGCGGGCAGGGGAAAGCAGGGATTGTATATATTGAGGAATATTCTTAATGGTAAGCAAGTATGCAGTCCTGAAAGAAGGCGTGGTAGATAACATTATTGTTGCTGATGATAATTACTCTCCTGATGATTTAGAAGTAGTAAAATATAGCGACGAAACATTTTGCCAGCCAGGCATGTTGTACAATAAAGATGATGCCTTGTTTTATGATGAAAATAATCATCAAGAATAAATAATATCATCTAAGTATCTATACATTACCAATCAACCGGCTTATGCCGGTTTTTTATTGGGGCGACTATGAGTGAATACGATACCGGCAATCCTGTGCCGTCTGCATCAATGCCTGATGCATGGGATAACATTCAGTCTATTGATATGTTCGCTAATAGTAGCGATGAAACAATTACCACGCGTACAGGTAAACAGTTAAGGACCCTGCATGGCATCAATGTAAAGTCTGATAACCAACTTAATGAACAACAAGATACCTTTGAATTATCTCAATCCGAAAGGGAATCCTCTTTCGAAGAAAAATCAAATGAATTTGAATCGCGCTTCTCCTCTCAGTTATCGGCGCAGGAATCAACATTTTCAGAATCTGAATCTGATAAAGAAAATCGCTTCCAGCAATTCCTGTTGAATTCTGGATATATATTTCTTGGCAATTATGTAGATGGCCCTTTTCAGCTCAGCGCCCGTAACCAGTACATCCGCTATAACAACCAATATTACCGCCTGAATGCTGCTACTGACGTCGGCTTTACGACCACCGGAACCGATGCAACTAGCTTTGCTAACGACGTTACTCACTTCGTTCTGATGGATGGTGACAATCTTCGCCAAAACCTGGGTTCAGGCGACGGTCTTAAGATGGTTGGTAGATGTGCGTCGCTGTCATCATTGCGACTTACTGAGCCAGCCGTTGACGGGCAGTGGATCGTTCTTGAAAAAGCCATTCCCGGTGGTCAAATCATTAACGAAATATTGACCTACGATGCGGCTGACACAGTCAGCCCTGACAATGGCTATTCTGTTTTTGTGACAGCCAACGGTCGACGCTGGAAAGCTGACCTGTCAAAAGGATATAACCCTTTATTCCTGTTAGGGGCGGTCGGATACGAAAGTATTTCCTCATGCATCAACAAAATCGCGTATGACCTGGCTGTTTTATGGGGAAACAAGAAAGGGGTTATTGATTACTGCACAACCATCCGAATCCCGGGCATGCCGCGTGGTGAGACCCGATATCATGTCACCGGAGCCATTCACATTCCTTCATTCGTTTCCTTCAATTTGGATGTGGACACTTGCTTTGATTATTACGGCGTACAGAACACTGACGGTATTATCATCGACAACAGCTATTTCCCGATGCTACTGGATTCAAACTATGACACGTCACCGACTGCTCGCCCGCGCTCTGTACTTCTCTGGGAGGCTGAGCGTCAAACCATCCAGGGGGGCAAGCTCACGCTTACTCACCCAACCGGAGCGGCCAGAACGTCAAATGCTGGCATCACAATAGGTAATACGGCCAACGGTTTTATTGACGTTCGTGGTTGCTGCCTTAATAATTTTGCATCACTCGGTTTTTATTATGGAATAAAGATAAACTCGTTTGATAACTATATCAATTCATTCTCTAACTTTCACCTCGGTAGAAATCACTATGCCGTGGCTGTTATTGGTGAAACCAAAAACAATGCAGGGGAACGTTTCGCATTCTTTAACGGAACACTGGCTGACTCTGATTCTGATTTGATATATATCGAAAATAATGCGTTTGAATTATTTTTCACACTTTGCTCATGTGATTATTCCACGGGAGATCTTGTTAAGATAACAAAAAACGGAAACGCCTATGTATGCTTCGATCTTTGTCATATCGAAGGTATTCAGGGAATGTTAGTGAATGTTGTGTCAGTAAACACATACCCGAAATACGGAAAGAAAATCGTACTTAAAGGCTGCATGATTGATGTCGGCTCCGGTCAGTCAGGTTCCGAGGAATGGAATAAAACCTGGGGTTTTTCCTCAGTAATAAACACATACTTACAGATTGATGAAACCTGCCGATTCTGGAGCTCAGTCTCAACAATGAGTCAGGCAAAAACCGCATACCAGTCACTGGTTGTTTCAGGTAAACCGGCAAATAATGCAATAGTTATTGATTTCCCTCAGAGCATCGAAGATTTGCTTGATGCCTCCACAGTTCTCCTGGGGCGGTTTGTTGCTGGCGGGGAGAATAAACGCGTTATTAGTACTAACAGGTATTCTGGCGCGGCTGGAGCTGCATATAACGCCTCCGTATCCATGGCTGATTCCTATGGATGGTACAATGTTAATGGGGCATGGGTATATGAGGATGCGGATGTTGATGACAATGACGGGCTGCAATCAATCTCCGTAACGTCGGATAATGAAAGTAACGTTTTTTATATCATGCTATCGAAACCCCATGAGGTAATACCGCAGGATAAGTTCAGGGCGCTGGGCGCAATCAAAGTCGCCGCAGGATATTCCGGAGCAGTTAACGTTGCGTGCGTGGTTGAAGTGCACAGCATTTTTACGATGAACAGCTCAGCCCTGGCAGACACCACGCTGGCAACGACATACAGTCCGGCAGTTGATGTTGCTGCACTGGCCGCAGCTAACGGGAGGATTGGTAAATTTCAGGGTTTTTGTACGCAGGCCGCACAGGTCAACTCATATTCAAACACATTGCATCCAATGCATCATGTTCGTGTGGGGTTAAGGATTTCAGGCTTTAAAGGAACTATTTCACTGAAAATCCCCACCGTTACCAGCCACAGACTTTTGAGTGCGTAATATGACAATATTTTACATCTATAATACGGATTCAGAGGGCGTTTACAGCGTTTCAAAAACAGACCGAGGCTCATCATTGTGCACCTTTTATTCTGATGGAGAAGACAACTCATCAATACTGCAAGAAGCCGATAAGCAGATGTCTTTAGAGGGAAAATTGAACTCCTATATTCAGACGACATACATTTTTGATTCGTAACATGCTAATAAATATGTAAAAATATAATTGATGTAAAGTTTATTGATCGTGACACCTTCCTATACTACTGTATATAAAAACAGTGTTGTTGGGCGTGGATATGGTCAGGCGTAACACTATCGCGGAGGCTTTCAGAGCCTCCATTTCTATAAATCCCAAAGGTTATCAATACCTTTACACGGATTCTTTCATCTCCGAACTACGGCTGAGGGGTATCCATTTCTCAGAGAAGGAGGCTAACAACTGGATATCGAGAGAGCAAACGTACTTTGTCGACAAGACGCCGGACCATAGCGAAAACCGCCTGTGGATGATGGCCAACATGGGGAGGGTTCTGTAATGGGCTTTCCATCACCGGCGACGGACTACACGGAACAGCGATTAACGGTTAACTCGATCTGCAGTGTTGGGCCAAATACGCGCCTCTTCGAGCGGTCAGGCGGTTACGTTGTGCTGGATATCTCCCTGAAGCCATCACAAGGTAGTCAGGTTCTGATCCAGCACGGCGGCGGGACGGAGCTTGCCACGCTGAGAGGAAGGTCGCTGATTACCGAAGATGGTGAAGCGATCGAGGGTGAGGCTCTGGACGATGTCATTGTTATCGGCGTCGTGACATTTACTATCTGCGATGTCCGCGGGTACAACACCGTTGTTTAGTTGCTGTTGGTTGTACCGGCGGCGGTGGCGCTGATAGCATCATGGTGTTTGAAGAGCTGGCGAAATGGCTTACTCACCTGCGCGACCTTCGATGAAATCAGTCCATAACTTCATTATCATCCCTGATGGGCTTTTTGAGAGCAGAGGCTGGCAATTTTGGGGCAGATTTTGGGGCAAATCGGCGTTTGGGGCATGATTTGGGGCAACCAAATGTCCGCATTTGTCCGCATTTGTCTTGCCATAAATTTTTGTATCTTATTGAAATGTGGCTATATCATTGATTTTTGAACGGTAAGTTTTTTCTTGCCATAATAAAGTTAATATTTAGGCAATCACGATCAAAAAAGTTGTTCTGATTAAAGCACAGCGGCACGTTATTGCGTAAACTTTAAAAACTTTACCAACTCGCTGTTTCTTTAAGGTCATTTGTACGCTTTACTCACCGGTTGCTGCGGCGCGGTCAGAGTGGTGCGGCATATTTTGTTTGGAAAGGATACTTGGGTGGCTCTTATGATGCATGACGCTTTTTCCCTTCGCGGCCTCGCTGCAGGTTGCGCGCTGTTATTTCTTGTCGCACCTGCGGTGCAGGCTGCAGAACAACTCCCCGACGCCCCTTCGATTGACGCTCGCGCCTGGATCCTGATGGACTACGCCAGCGGGAAGGTGCTCAGCGAAGGCAATGCCGATGAAAAACTCGACCCGGCCAGTCTGACGAAGATCATGACCAGCTACGTGGTGGGGCAGGCGATAAAAGCGGGAAAAATCAAGCTCACCGATATGGTGACCGTCGGACGTGATGCCTGGGCGACCGGCAACCCGGCGCTGCGCGGCTCATCGGTGATGTTCCTCAAGCCCGGCATGCAGGTCTCGGTGGAAGATCTGAATAAAGGGGTCATTATTCAGTCCGGTAACGACGCCAGCATTGCCATTGCCGACTACGTGGCGGGCAGCCAGGACGCATTCGTCAGCCTGATGAACGGCTATGCCAAAAAAATGGGGCTGACCAACACCACCTTTATGACCGTCCACGGCCTTGATGCGCCGGGTCAGTTCAGTACCGCCCGCGACATGGCGCTGCTGACCAAAGCGATGATCCACGATGTGCCGGAAGAGTACGCGGTACATAAAGAGAAAGAGTTCACCTTCAATAAAATTCGCCAGCCGAACCGCAACCGTCTGCTGTGGAGCACCAACCTCAACGCCGATGGTGTGAAAACCGGGACCACCGCCGGGGCCGGCTATAACCTGGTCTCCTCAGCCACCCAGGGTGATATGCGTCTGATCGCCGTGGTACTGGGGACCAAAACTGACCGCATTCGCTTTAACGAGTCAGAAAAACTGCTGACCTGGGGCTTCCGCTTCTATGAAACCGTGACGCCGATTAAACCGGATGCCACCTTCGTTACCCAGCGCGTGTGGTTTGGCGACAGCAGCGAAGCGAAACTGGGAGCCGGCGAGGCGGGCTCTATCACCCTGCCGAAGGGCCAGCTGAAAAACCTGAAAGCCAGCTACACCTTAAATCAGCCGCAGCTTACCGCGCCGCTGGAGAAGGGGCAGGTGGTCGGGACTATCGACTTTAAGCTGAATGATAAAACCATCGAGCAGCGCCCGCTGATCGTCATGGAGCCGGTGAAAGAGGGCGGTTTCTTCAGCCGGATGATCGACTTCGTACTGATGAAACTCCACGGCTGGTTCGGCAGCTGGTTCTCCTGA